AATTAACGGAGGGGTTGGGTACAATCAAACACAAATCAAAGAAAAATTAAAGGAGTTTTAATATGAGCGACCTAGAAAAAGCATTGGAGCATATCACAGAAAACGTGAGAAAATACAGAGCGACTGGCGTGGATGACGGGGAGGCTTTAGTTGGAATACTCCAACAACTAACAGCCACCCTGTTTTACCTCGAAAAAGAACGGGCTGAATATCAAACCAAATTTCAGGAAACAATTAACCTTTTTATTGTAGAAGGCAATAGTGTAGCAAGGTCTGAAAAACAAGCACACAAACAAGTACCCGAAATGTATATGCTACGTCACATTATGACAAGTGCCTACGAAGTTGTTGGTGCTTTAAGGACTCAAATTAGTTGGTTAAAATCTGAACGAAACTCATAATGAAACTAAACAAGAGAAAGTGTAAGAACTGCAAAAAAGAGTTCCAAAAGACTAGCCCACTTCAGTCAGTTTGTAGCCCGACTTGTGCAATAGAACGCTCCTACAAATTAAACAAAGCCAAAAGAGAAAAAGAGGTGAATGATAAAGTAGAGGCTATGCGACCTAATGCACACTCTGTAAAATACAAAAAATACTTGCAAGATGAGGTTAATAAACTTTCTCGCAATATTGACGGAGCGTTTGGATATAATTGTATAGACTGCCAAAAACCGTTTAGCGAACAACAAAATGATGCTTGCCACCTAATCAGTAGAGGCAAAAATAGTACGCTAAAATACAACTTGCATAACTTACACAGCGGTCATAATCATTGCAACGTCTATAATCCATCTCACGAATCAAACTATAAAAATGGGTTGGTGCTAAGGTACGGAAAAGAGTACTTAGAAATGGTTGAAGGATTGCCATTGGTGTATAAAGAAATACACCTAACAAATAAGGATGTAATTGAAAAACTAGCAATAGTCCGAAAGATTAACAGAACATTCGACACCTACTTAATTACTAGTGGAGATAGTGCCAGAGAAATGTTTAATAAAATAATTGGAATTTATAACTAAAATAAAAACTATGAGTGGAGATATGGTAAATGCCAGTAAGGAATTTTACGATAGGCAAAATGAAAAAGACAAACAGCTATGCACTTGTATCAATTGTAAGATTGAATTTACAAGATGGATACGAAAAGAAGAGTGTCCTGATTGCGAAGAGGGTTATCAAGAGTGTGATTGGGATATGGATGAAGGTAGTGGATATAGAAAATGTAGGTCTTGTAATGGGTCTGGTGAAAATACAGAATTTGAGTACTGCTTTTGTTCTGAAGAATGTTTAGAGGAATTAACTGATATAAATTAAGATTATGAATTTAGGAATACCATACATGGGAAGCAAAAGAAAGTTAGCTTCAGATATTTTAAAGACAATAACTTCTCGCCATAAAGACATATCCGATTTTTATGATTTGTTTGGAGGTGGTGGGTCGGTATCTTTCAATGCGATTAATGACTATAAATTTAATGTTCACTATAACGAGCTTAATACTCATATTTATTCATTAGTTGAGTACCTAAAAAACAACAAAACATTAGACCAAAAGTTTTATGATTGGGTTACAAGGGAAGAGTTCTTTAAGCAATGCAATAGGAAAGGTGCTGATTGGTATTCGGGGTTTGTTATGAGTTGTTGGAGCTTTGGAAACAAACAATCGTCCTATATTTATGGGGCAGATATAGAAGGAATAAAACGATTAGCTCACGAGTTTATAGTTAATAATGATTTAGAGGCTATGCGTGAGATTGGTGTTGATTTGGATTTAAGCCAATTTAAAGATATTCAAAAACGCAGGACTATTTTCTGCAATTATATTAAAAAATCTATAAGCAAATTGGAAGATAATCGTGTACAAAACTTAGAATTAGTTGAGCACTTAGCCCGAATACAGAACCTACAGAACCTACAGAACCTACAGATAAATAATAAAAGCTACGAAGATATAAAAATTACTGGACATAACCCTGTTATTTATTGCGATATTCCATACAAAGGAACAGGAGAGTATAAGGAAGGTGGATTTGACCATAACAAATTTTACCAATGGGCAAACGATATGCCTTACCCTGTTTACATTTCAGAGTACGATGCCCCGTTTGAATGTATAGAAAGGTTTACCCACAGAAGCTCTTTATCAGCAACAAATAATAAAAAGAAAACCATTGAATCTATCTTTTGGAACGGAAAAGGAGCTATATTTACAACTAAACTATTTTAACCCTAAAAACCAAAAACTATGCAAAACGCAGAAACAGTAAACCAAGCAAACGCAATTATTAATTTAACGTGTTCTAAACACATTAAAATCTACAAACTACACAAACTAGGGCTAAGCAATAAAGAAGTTGCAGAAAACGCTAAAACAAACGCAGGACACGTTTATAATGTTCTGAAAGATTACGAGGCAAATCCAACCAAAAAAGATTTTGCAGAAAGTGTAAAATAAATTTGTTTTAGTAGAATACTATTTGTATTTTTACGTCAGTTATGCATGTGGGTGCATTTAAATAACTAAGACATTTGCCTTATTCCCTAGTAGAGCCCACACTCGAACGGGTGTAAGGCTTTTTTATTTACAAACCATGAACGGAATGAAAGCACCACTAAAAACGGAACAGGAATACGACAAAATGAAGTCTTTAGGATTTAATCCTCACATCTTATTTAATGCCTCAAATAACAATTTTTTTGTGAGCATTTTCCCTTTGTCTATGCTTAAGAAAAACCTTTTAATAACTATTGTGAAGTAATGGCTAAAAGATTTACAGACAATCAAAAATGGAGCAAACCATTTATAAGGAGCTTAGAAGCACCATACAAGATACTTTGGTTATACATACTAGACGAATGCGACCACGCAGGAGTTTGGCAAATTGATATTGATGTGGCTCGTATAAAAACTGGGTGCTGTGAGTTATCTATTGAACACGCAAAAAAAGTGTTTGGGGACAAAATTATTATGTTTGATAATGACGAAAAAATGTTCGTCCAAGATTTTATTGATTTTCAATACGGAACACTTAATCCTGAAAATAGGGCACACAATTCTGTTATCGCAATCCTAACAAAGTACAAATTAAACAAGAAAAACAAGCCCCTTACTAGCCCCTTGCAAGGGGATAAAGATAAAGATATGGTTAAAGATAAAGAACTATATAGGGAATTTAAACATTTAAAAATAACTTTTGATGAATACTCAAAACTTGGTGAACTTGGATATACAAAACAGCAAGTGGACGATGTGCTAGATTCAATCGAAAATTATAAAAAGAATACAAACTATACAAGCCTATACCTAACAGCCGTTAAATGGCTTAAAAAAGAACATCCAACAGTAAGTAAAGTCGATAGATGCCCTTATACCGAAATTCAAATAAGGGAGGTTAAGGCTCAAAGTTCAGCAGGGTTTGGTTATCCTGAATGGTTTGATAAAAAATGGGAGCATTTAATATGAAAGGATATAAAATACTAGAGTTTAATGATGTACAATCCGACCTTGAAAAATACCACAAAACAGGTGGAAATCCAGGTCTTTATTTAGGCTTTGAATCAATGGAAAAGTTCTACTCAATGCGACAAGATAGCGTAACAGATTGGACTGGATTACCTCAGAGTGGTAAGACCGAATTAATGTTAGAGTGCCTATACAACACCTCGTCTTTTTATGGTTGGAAGCATTTAATGTGCGTTCCCGATATTGGCGATGCTGTTGAGGTTATGGCTATTTTAATTCACAAACATACTGGAATGACTTTCGATAAAAGATACAACAATTTTATTGACATTGGGACAGCGTTTAAGGCTTGTAGTTGGTTATTGGAACACTTTAGAATACTTCACAAGATTGACAATTCACCAATAATTACACCTATAGAGTTTTGGGATTTAGCAGTAGAATATAAAAAAGAACATAAAATACAAACGGCTGTTATTGATAGTTGGAAAGATATGAGGCACGATTATAAATCTCACGGTGGCACATACGCACAATATCTTAGTACTGTTTTGCCTTATAGAAACTTTTTAAGTGAAAAAAATCATATACACTTCCATACCGTTATCCACCCAAAAACACCTAGACGAGATGCGAAAGGAGAGTTTTACCACCCACAAGTTGACGATATGGAAGGAGGGGCACAATGGAATAACTCAGGAAAAACGATTATAAGCGTTCACAGGAAAACTTTTGACACAAAGGTAGCAGAAGTCCAAATGCTTAAAGTTAAGCCAAAGGCGATTGGGAAAAGGGGGTTTTTCGCTATAAACTTCGATGTAAGCAAAAGTAGGTATTATGATATGACAAATGAAGGAGGTGGTTTAAATATTTACGCAAAGCCAAAAGAAGAAAAACAAGCACCATTAACACCAAGTAAAGATTTTACACAACCAATTAACGACCCATTTTAATGCTTACAAACGCTGAATTTTACGTTAACTATGCCGACTATTCAAACCTTATAGATAATATGAGAGAGAAGCTATTAAAGGCTATGGGAAAGGATGGGAAAAAGGACTACTCAGAGCAATGGAAAATGATAGAAACTTTAGAAAGATTGCAAGTTCTTTTTCACCAAATGTATAACGAACAGCAGATTATAGAAACGGATAGCGGAAAGGTTTTAATTGAGCGCAAACGATTGACTGACAAAATAATAGCACTTGAAAAGCAGAACGAAGAACTAAAAAATAATATTAATTTTTAAAAGATGAAGATATGAAGATACTTAACTTATACGCTTGTTTGGGAGGCAACCGATACAAATGGGGTGATGAACACGAAATTACAGCGGTTGAACTTGACCCCGAATTAGCTAGAATGTACCAAGAAAGATTCCCGAATGATAAAGTAATAATTGCAGATGCACACCAATATTTATTAGACCATTACAAAGAGTTTGATTTTATTTGGACTTCGCCTCCTTGCCCAACACATAGCAGAATGAGAAAAACAAATACTGGAGATGGGGAAAGAAAGTCGAAAGCGACATTTCCCGATATGAAGCTATACGAAGAAATATTGTTTTTAGAACATTTTTTTGATGGGAAATATTGTGTTGAGAATGTAGTCCCATTTTATGAGCCATTAATACCTGCAAAAAATAGAGGTCGGCATTTATATTGGACTAACTTTTTATTGCCAAATAGCTTAAACGAAAGAAGTGCAGAAAATTTTATTCATTCAAAAACAAGCGATTTATGTTTATTTCATAACCTAGATTTAAAGTGGTTAAATACCTATAATGGCGAACAACGAATTGATAAAATCGCCAGGAACTTAGTTGACTACGAAGCAGGAAAAACAATACTCGATACAGCTATGGGAATAATACATAAGTCGAATGTTAATCAAACAGAATTATTTTAAAATAATTAGGAATTTAAAAATATTTGATTACCTTTACACCGAAATTAAAAATGGTTGTTGCGAACCATTGTGAAATAGCCTGACGGAAACAACGGGATATAACAAGCCTAACTTCGCAACGCAACTTGTGAATGTTAGGTTTTTGTTTTTAATACTAAAACTAGAAATTATGATACGATTTATTGACTTAGGATTACAGACTGAAAACTCAAAAAGAGATGAGTTTGCTTTTTTTGATACAATAACAGATAAGTTTTTAGAGTTTGATAATTGTCAAACTTGGGACAACGTGGATGATTTTATATTTGACTACAATAGAAGTCGAGGCGATGAATTGCAAAGGTTTTTAAACCTAATACCTAATGGATTTCCAACAAAGTAATTTAACCCTAAACAGAAGTAAATAATATAATTAAATAGATAAGATGAAAACAGAAATAAAACTGCTTAAAAATAATTCAAATCATGGAGATGAATTTACGGATTTGGATTGGTTACGAGAATTTAACTCATTCCTAAAAGGCGATTCTATTCCAGAGGGAATTTCAATTGCAAGAGGTCATGCACCTAAAATGTCTGCCAAAAAAGCTTGTACAATTATTTGGTATTTGCAGGAACACTTTTCTGTTTTTCCTGACACGATTGAAAAGTGTAATGAGTGTGACGAACTTTTTGATTCAGCATCCGAGGGCATTTATTGGGAAACAAAAGGTAAGCACTATTGTGGAGCGTGTGACCATATTGTCCCATACAATTATGATAAAGGCAGAAGGTAACACAATTGCACACCCCCACAATCTAACACCAACCTATTGATAATTAAAAACCTAAATAGATGAATAATATAAAATTTGAAGATTTCCATAGTTTAGACGAGATGAATAGTTATATTAATTTATGGTCTGCATTTGCAATAAACATTGAAACACTACCTAATGGTGATTTTAGATTGTGGTATAAATAAATATTGATAATTAAATAAACTAATAACTAAAGAAAAATAACATGAAAACAATTACAACAATGATTATTATGATTATATCCTACATAGGATGTGCAGTTACTCCAATATGGGCAATAGTAGAGTTTATTCTATACTTGGTAAAGGATAGAGAATTTAATTGGTGGAGTGTGTGGACATTTATAATTTCAATTATTGTTGCAATAGTTTCAGTAACTATTATGGCATCAATAAAGTCTAAAATTAATATAGGTGATTTCAAACGAAAAACATCAAAGTTTCAAGAGAGGCTTGATTTAATGAAAAAAGAACGTGAGTCTAAGTAACACTAACTCTGAACTACTAACCAACAAGTGAGATGAAGAAACTCGATGATATTTTAGGATTTATAGCTGATTCAATAATGTATATAATCATTGCTGGCGGCTTAATTGTCTTATGGGTGTGGTGCGACTACACCTATCACAAATCAATAGTAAGAGATGCTATTGAAGAATCTAGAAACCATTAACCCCAATCTAACTAAATGGAAACAACACTCAAAAGCGGATATATAGGAGTAAAAATTAAAGTGGGACAATTATTCGAGGTTGAAGAAAAACTCTACATAGTTGGCAAAGCGAAAACACCAAGCAGAGATACAAATATTCATGGACACATTGTTTGTCCT